GAAGTCAACGCCGGATCTTACTGCTACAAAATTAAGAGTGATGTAGTTAATAGAGCGTGCTGGTTTAATGAATATATTAGCTATAAATTCATTTCTATCAATGACAGCTGCTGTATTGTTTGTGGCATCACACACCACCCTGAAATCGGTGATACCTCTTCTTCCTTTGATTTCTCTAAGGAAGGGTTCTACAATATTTACAAATTCAGCTCTTGTAAATTCATCATTGAATTCAAACATTGTATTTCTTGCAGCTACTGCTATCGCTCTTTCTACAACTAAGAACAGTCGACGTACATTAATACGATCGAATGCTGAAGGCCTATTCATGTGAGTTTTATCTCCAAACAGTAATATACCTTGTCCAGGTAAATTTGCTATTGGATTAATACTTGCCTTGTAAAGAGTATCTCTTTCACTCTTATCAGGACTATAAGCCAATGAAGTTGCTCCTAGATAAGCACCTCTTCTAGGACCAGCTGGTGAAAACCAAGATCCAGTACTATTATCAGATGCTGCCATAATTCCAGCTGTTGAACCAGCTGCAGGAATATGAATAAATTTATCATTAAATTTATCATATACTTTAATATGGTTGTTATCTATTATTCCATAAGAAGAATATGTAACTGATTCAGAAAATGTTACTGCATTAGTGTTTGCAGAGGAATTTCCTACAATATCTGTTGCTGCAGGTGATGAAACTGCTACACAATCTTTTCTTAGAGAAGAAGCTGTTGTAATTAAATCATTCATTACAGTAGCTTGGTTTGA